GCCGTAGCCGGAGCCGTAGCCGTCGCCGGAGCCGGAGCCGGAGCCGGAGCCGTCGCCGGAGCCGTAGCCGTAGCCGTAGCCGGAGCCGGAGCCGTAGCCGTAGCCGTAGCCGTTCAGTTCCAGGGTTGCGCGAGCCATGCCTTCTCCGCTTTTTCTGAGGCTTCCATCACGCCGGTTACGTCCTGGAGGGTCATCGCAGGCACGGGAGGACCGACCCTGCAACCGCGTGTGGGACCGTTCGCGGCCAAACCGAGAACGCCTTTTACGTCGCTCGACCAGGAGACGCACATCTGCGCTTTTTCTAACCGGATTGTTTTGTTCGTCGTGGTTCGGCCGTAGCCGAAGAAGACCCCGCGATGCGCGGTCGTTACTACCAATGGGATGTTGTCGTTTTTCATGTGTTTTTTTCTGTGTTGCTTTGTTCCGTGGGGGGATGCCGAAGCAGCGCTTGCTCGCTCTGCTTCCGGCGAAATTGTTCGGCGATCTCGCGCCGCACCTGGTCGAGTTCGAGTTCGGTCAGCCGTTCGAGATCGATGGCGTTGTCGTCACCGCGCATTTTGCGAAGCGTCCGACGAATGCCGAAGATCATGAATTGCTTACGAGCATCCGAAGCGGCGAGCTGCGCGAAGAGGTCAGATGGCTGGTCGTTCGCCCGTTTGAACGCCCGGCTAAACTCCCGCAGGTAAAGCGTCCCGCTCATGCTGCTTCCTCGAATTTCCCCTCAGCCCAACTCGCGAGCGTTGAGTGCGTGGTGTCGAAATGTTTCCAGGTCAGCCGGGTGTGGGCTTTGTTAGCCAGGCGGCGCGCAACTGCGAAGTAACCGGAGAGTTTTCCGATGCCGTTCTCGTTCGCGATCTGTCTCACAATCGCGGCCGTGTTTCCGATCGGCTCGCCCTCGAATCCGTAGGCACCCGCGAGAAGCTCGATATCTTTTTTGGTCGGCGCGGTGGGGATGCGCATCCTGAGCACGCCGCGGTTGCCCACCTGCCCCAGGAAATCTTTGAAGCGTTCGTCTTCCATCATTTCCGGGAGCTGGTCGGTCCCGCAGATGACCAGGCCGCAACCGCATTCGTCCCGCACTTCGCGGAAACGATCGATCGTCACGCTCCGAAACGAATGGCCCCTGGTCGTGCCTTTGATCGTCTGGTGAAACTCATCCGCGATCGGGAGCCAGAGCGGGTTGAACCGTTGCAGAATTACCTCGCGCAATTCCTCATAGCTCTTGCGGGTCGAGGTCCCGCCGCGCGCCAGCGCCAGCCTTTTCATGCTCGGCTTGGTCGCCCCGCCCGCTGGCAGCTTGCAGTAGGCGGTCATCGGCGTGTTGTCCGCGTAGTATTTGAGCGCCTTGGTTTTGCCGCTCTGGTTCTTTCCCCAGATAATCCCGATCTGTTTCGTGATGCGCGTCAGGTCGCAGAATTGCGTGATGCGCCGCACGACGCTGAGCTGGGGAACGTAGACGACCGACCCGAGATCCTGTTGCTCCTTGGCCTGGGCGCGGAAATTCTCGATCGTCGCGCAAAACGAGCCGATGGCGGCCGCGTATTTGCCGCGCAAAACTTTCGAGACCGTTGCCGCGGAAACTCCGATCGCTTTCGCGAGCGCTGCGAAGGTGGTCAGCTTTTCGGTAGCCGCGTAGTCGACGAGCCACTCGATGTCTTCGAGCTGGTCCGGCGTGGCGCCGGCATCGAGAAATACCTTCTCGATCTCGTCGAACGGCGGGATGGAAGCGGAATTATCCGGATCGGATTTTGTTGATTGTTGTTGCATGGAAAGTTTTCAAACGAAGTCCTCCATTGAAGCGATCTGCGTCGGCGATGCCGGCGTTTCGTCGTATGGATCGGAACCGTCTTCCGCGAGGAAGGCGGACATGGGAGCCTTGGGAGTTGCTCTCGTGTGACGCTCCAGGCGCTTCTCCTGGTCGAGCTGCTCGGTCCGGCCCTGCATGGCGCCGGCCACGGCCGTTCCCGGCGCCTGATTGCGCACTGCGAGCGAATGGTCCGCTTCGCTCGGGAGCACGCCGGCATCTTCCAGAAGTTCCTGGTTGTCCGTCAGCCGGCGATCGGCCTCGACGAGTTTGTCGAGCATCTTGCCGCGGACGGATGCCACCGCGGCGTGGAGGAACGATTGCTTGCGCGAGATCTGTTGCGCCAGTTCCTCGGCGTTGCCGCGGTGCGCCAGCTGGCGGCGCCACACGCCCAGGAAGCGGCCGTTCAAAGTGACGAGCGCGATCTTCGGTTCGATCGGCGCGTGATGGAGCACGATCCGTTGGCCGTTCGGCGGGCAGTCGCCCGGCCGCTCGGGACCGAAAATGAAACGCTTGCCGTCGATCGTTACCTTCGCCTGCCGGCGTTTTATTGTGTCCGGTGAATGTGAGTCTTCGTAGAACCTAACGAGTGCGCCGGGATGGATGTAATTCATCGTCACGCCCTGGCTGAGCTTTTGCAGCCGCTCGATCGGCATTTCCTGGACCGGCCGGAAATCGATCTGGTTGTGAGGGATGTCGAGCTGCGCCAGCTCCGCTTCATGGCGCCACTCCATCTTGGTTTTTTTCAGGCGCCACAAGAGCACCTTCTGGAAGCCCTCGCAGACGTGGTCGCGGCGCCGGTTGATCCGGTGGATGATCTGCATCGTTTGCGCGTGCGCTTCGAGCAGCTCGGGGTAAGGCAGCTTCAGCCTGGCCTTTTGCCGCGGCGTGAGGAGCAGCGCCGCCTTGTTCAGCGCGACGACTTCGCGATCGCTCCCGTAAAGCGCGGCCGGCGAATGATCGCGGTCCTTGCCCACCTGGCCGGCCAGCGCCGCCTGCTCGTTATGAAAAAGACCGTGCCAGCTCTCGATCGGCGATTTGCCCTGCGGATTTCCCGACTTCGCTTCCTGCCAGGCCAGGACCAGCTGGCCTTCCATGCTGGTGTAACAAACGCGGATCATTCCGCCCGAGATGTCGAAAAGAAATTCCGCTTCGGCTTTGCTCATCGTGGCGGTCGCGCGCTCCACGATGTGGTGCATCGGATAATCGGCCGGGTAGCCGAACTCGCGATGGAACTCCGCGATCAGCCAGAGAAAATCGCGCCGCTTCAATCGCTCGCGCGTGCCATCTTCCCGCGGCACGTCCGGGCGTAGGCCGTGCTTCAAATAAACGCCGGTGCCGTAATCGAGCCCGCCGAGCTGGAGCAGTCGCATCGGCTCGACGAAGCCGCGCAGGATGCACTTGCGATCGTGGACCACGTCGTCCCAGAAAACATATTCCAGGAAGCGGACGCCCTCGCGCGTGCCTGGCACGAACGGGAGAAATTCTTTCGCGGCGACGGTCCCGATGCGCGCGATCGCCAGTTCTTCCTTCGGTGGCTGCGCGGTGCGCATCAGGTTCTTGTAGGACCAGCCGTCCGGATGGCCTTTCATGCCGGGCGGCGGCGCTTCGGCGTAGCCTGGGATGCGATATTTCTCCGCGCCGGTCCGGCGCCATTTTTCAACCTGCTCGCAGATGAGGCGGTAAGCCGGCCGGCTCTTGCGCTGGTTGCCCAGCATCTTGCCGCCGACCCATTCGAGAAACTCGTTAGGCAGCGCGATCTCCTGGTTGTTCGCCCAGAGCTGCGGCCAGAAGCGGCGGTCGACCAGGGTAAACAGATCGGTCCCGCCCGACCTGTTCCATTCGATGAAACGCTTGTGCAATTTTTGCCAGCTGCATCCGGCCGCCGCGCAGTGTTGTTTTGCCGCGACGGTTTTCTTCGGCGCCGCCTTGATCTTCACCATGATCTTTTGCAGCTTCCGGACTTCGTCCTGCACGTCCGTCTCCGCGTCGTAGATCGAAAGCTCGGTATTCATTTAGCGACGAACAGCGGCTGACGTTTCCCGCAGCCTTCACAGCAGACCCTCTTCGGCTCCCGCTCGATGCGAACCTTATTGGCGACACGCTTTACTTTTATTTCACCGGAAGCAGTGACCGTCAGGAGGTCGGTGACCCAACCTCTAACCTCGGTGATTTTCGAAAACACCCTTGAGCCGCAGGAGCATGGTGTTAGTTCCATCGTCATTTCTTTCCGGCTTTGTTCCGCCGCGCCTGGCATTCCTTCACTCCCTGGTAGGCGTCGTAGAGGTCCTGTTTCAGTTTCTCCAGGTCGGACGCCGAAAGGACCACCCAGGCGGATTCTTCTTCCGGACCTTCCACGGTAAGCATCGCGCGCAACGCCTTCGCGGTGTCGCGGCAGGCCTCGAACGCCTCCTCTTCAAATTCCTCGCGAGCGATCTCCGCTTTGGTCCGGCGCCGGTTCGCGATCCGCTTGCCGCTGCCGTCGCGCGGCGTGTTATCGCCGCCGCGTTCGCTCGGAAAATCGAGCAGGAGTTGATGCGCGGATCGGCCCTTGACCCAGCTCACCACTTTCGCCACGACCGGATGCCGGAGATCGAGCTTGGCCTCCTCGATTTGGCCCAGGGTAGTGGCCATGTCCTGGAGCAGGGCGCAAATCGGCAGAGCCTCTGCCGATTTGGATTCGGTCACAAACCGGCGCGCCAGGCGCATGTAAACCGTCGCCGAACGATACGACTTTTTGTAGTGCGCCTTCACCCACGGAATGAATTCTCCGTGTTTGAGCTTGTGCTTTAGTTCGCCCAGGACCAGGCCGCGGAGGACCGCGCACGATCCCGACATGTTGTTGTGCAGCTGCTCCAGATTCAGAAGCTGATCGTGGGTTTGTTCGAGCTGCGGAATCGATAGGTCGACCAGCGCGATCGGGGTCGCCGGCATAAGTTCGAGCGACGAAGCACCCGTTGAATTCTTCGCGCTCTTCATCGGGCTCAGGTCAGCAGATTTTTCTGCCGGTTCGCGAACGCGATGATCCGGTCCAGGGCCGGCGCCTTGAATGTTTTCAAGACCGCCTCCACTCGCATGATCATGTAGGCCGGGTCGTAATCGGAGGTCTCAGCCAGGTAGAGAACCACGCTCCGGCGCGTAATGATGTTGGTGGCGCGATCCCCCTTCGCGCTATCGCGGTGCGCCTCCAGCCTTCCTTCCCCGACCAGCGCCCGCACAAAATCCAGGCTCCGGTGCAACACCTGCGCGACTTCGTCCGTCCGCATCAGCGGCTTGCGGGTCGGGATCAGGAAATCGTATTCCCCGGCTTCCACTGCGTCGCGCTGGCGCGCGCTAAGCGCGGGCGGGGAATAGGTCTTCGGCATCGGGCGAAGAAAAATTAGAGACCGAGCGCTTTCAGGTCGGCGGCTTGCGCGTGAACGGCCGTCGCGTATTCGCGCCATTCCCGGCGCGCGTTTTTTTCCCATTGGAACTCGACGCGCAGCGCAGCGGCGCCGCTCGCCAGGATGAGGCAGATAAAAAGTTTTTTCATAGAGGTTTTGGTTCGTCGTTGAGGGGAGGAAATCCGTTGTCCTGGAGCGGGCTCAGCCGCGCCGGTTTCATCGTTTCGGCGAGCCGCTGCTCGGCCTCGGCGTAGGATTGATTGCGCCGGTTGATCTCAGCCAGCGCCGCCGCGATCCCGTAGGAAGTGAATGACGCGTCGATCATCATTTCGCGGCGGGAGAAAGAGTGATGCGCCCCGCCTCGATGTGCGGCAGCTGGTTCACGATCGCGAAGCGGATCGTAGCCGAATCCGACGCGCCCATGCGTTTGGCGGCGCGTTTGATTCTCGCCCTCAATTCCGCATCCAATCGGATCGGCAGCGGGTGAGTGGCTGGTTTTGTCTTCATGTCCTGACGTATAGTATTGATATACGAAAGATGTAAAGAAATAATCGTGCCAATGTTCAAAATCGTTATACGATAGGGAAAATGGCCGAAGGAAAGCCCATCCCGGTGCGTCTCGACGCCACTCTGATCGCCCGGTTGGATGCCGTAGCCAGGCGGATGGGGACCAACAAGTCAGCTTTGATTCGCTTTCTTGCGAAATCGTTCTGCGATCACTTCGAATCTCACGGCGGAATCACGAGCCTTCCCCACAACTGGCGGGAGATTTTGCGCGAGCAAGATGGGCGCAGTGAAGGCCAAAAGGGCCGCTTTCCCCATCTGCGCGCCGCGGAGGATTCGCCGCGCTACGACGCTAAGAGGAAAGGCCGAAAGTAGGCTATCCGATGGCATCGTGACTGCTCTAAACGGCAGGCATGAAGATGTTGTTCCCCCTTGTGCCACTCTGCCTCGCGGCCTTATCTGCGCTCGGGCAGACGCCGGACCTGGCGACAGCAGATGCCTGTCTGCCCCGCGTGCTGGCGATGAATGAGATCGCGCGCGGTTGGCAACAGCGGGCGCTCGCTGCGGAAGCGGAGTTGGCGAAAATCCACGCGCAAGCCGAGGCTCGTGCAGCCCGCATTAAGGCGGACCGGCTCCGGTTGGATGCGCTCGCCGGCCAAACCTCTTCGCAGCCATCTTCGGCTAGCACGCCGTCCGAGTATGGGTTGGCGCCGGCCTACAATTCCTCAGCCAAGACGGAACATGTGAGCGGTTATGTTCGAAAAGATGGAACGGTCGTGGAGCCCTACATGCGCCGCCCGCGTTCCCGCTGATGAATCCGGCCATGAAGAACCTCAGAACTGTTTGCATCCTTGCCGTCGTCATTTTCGGATTCGCCTTCTACATCTCCAGTGCTACGGACAAGGTTGCGCGAGAGGATGCGATCGCCTCCGCGCCCGCCAAAGAGGCAATGGCAAAACAGGAAGCTGCCGACACAGAGCGGATCATCTCGGAAAAGAAAGTGCGCATCGGGATGAACGCAGAGCAATGCCTGCGCGCATGGGGCGAACCGAGTAAAGTTTATCGGACTACAAACGCGAGTGGAAGACGCGAGCAATGGGTGTATCGCAAGAGCTTTGGGGCGGCGTCCTATCTCTATCTGGACAACGGAACGCTGACGACGATCTCGAACTGAACTTTTCCCGGAGATGCAGCCGTTAGAGCCTCCAGAGCACTAGCGATTGCGGTGGACGCTGCCGACGCTCCTCAGCGTGCGGCTGTCACTCCAGAATTTCGGATCGATCGCGCTTGTCGCGCTAGCCCTGTGCGCAAGCGGCTGCGCCACGCGGCCGAAGACGTATCACGCTCCGGACGCGACGAAGTTTAACGCTTCCTCGAAAAAACTTGGCAGGGCGATCGAGAAGACAGACGCGACGATCTCGCGAGCACAAGCGCACGTCTCCGCGGCGCAAAAGAATTACGACAAAGTCTCGAGCGCGTCCGTCGACTTGCGGGATAGAGTCGTCGCGCTGTCGAAGGTAGTCCCCCCGGAGATCGTGCCGGAAGTTAATAAGTTGCTCGCGGCCGTCGACGCGAAGATCGTCACTGAAGGCGCGCTTTCGACCAACCTGAACGCCGCGAACGCTGAGATCGAGCAGGCGAAAAAGGACAACGCAGCTTCCGCGGTATACAAGGCGGAGGTCCAATCCCACTTCGAAGTTTATCAGCGCGGCGCGATTCAAAACGCCGCGATCGCGACCGACGAGCGCAACGCGCGGATCGTCGCAGAGAAAAAAGTCATTCAGCAAAAAATTCTCCGCTGGGTCTGGCGGATCTTCGGCGGGTTCATCGCGCTCGCGATCGGCGCGCTCTTCGTCCTTTGGCTTTTGGGGAAATGGAGCTTCAAGGGCGCGACCACCGCGGCGCGCGCTTACTTCCGGGTATGAGCAAGACGCTTGAAGATATCGTCGAAGCAGCAGTTCGGGAAATCTGCTTTCTGTCCGATCACAACAAGGTAAGGGCAATCGTTCAACGCGTCGCGGACCAGGCGGCTGCAATTGGGGCCACTAATGAAACCCCGGAGCCTTCCGCAATCGGAAAATGAACCCGGTCGCGAAAACAATTCTCGGCTCGGTCGCGCGCCATTGGCTCGGCGCGTTGCTCGCGATCGTCGGGATCCGTTTCGGAATCAGCGACGACACAACGAAGACGGCCGTCTCTCAACTCACCGACGACATGGTCGCTAATGCCGTCGTCGCTTTTCTCGCCGCGCTACTTCCGATCATCGCGTCGGTTTGGAGTCGCTTAATGCTGCTCCTGCGCGCGCGGCTCGCCCTGCTCATGCACGCCGGCATGACGGAGAAGGAAGTTAAAAACGTGATCGCGGAAGCGCCGAAAGGCGCGCGCATCGCCGCGATCCTGACAGCAAATCCTCTAAAGCTATGAAAAAAAACAACGTATCACCCTCCATTGTCATCATCCTCTCGGGGATATTGCTCCTGGCGTCCGCTCTCAGCGTCACGCCGCAAACTCCCACGCCGCCGATCGCGGCGCCGGAAAAACGCTGTGAAGCAATCTGGCTCGATTACATCGCGAGCCTGGAAGGGATTCGCGCGAAACATCCGGAGCGAAAGATCCAGCTCGACGCGAAAATCGCCGCAACGAAGAAATGCCTGAGCGATCTCCGGCGCGAATTCGGCCTGAACGGCAAAGACGGCGCGCCGGACACGCCGCAAAAATTCGACGAAGCCGGGAACCCAAATTTCGGGCCGAAAGCGGTCAGCGTCGAAGTCGAGCCGACGGTGATTCCGGCGTCGTCCGCCGACAGTCGCGATCACTGGATTTTTTATCAAAGCAAAAATCTCGAATGGCGCTGGCGCCGGCTTGCTTCGAATGGGCGAATCGTCGGCTCGTCGAGCGAGAGCTATACGCGTTTTATTTATTGCCGAATCAACGCGCAGCGTAACGGCTGGAAGGAAGGCCGCGCGTTTCGAACCATGGTCGTGAAATACAAAGGCTCACAGTTCCAATGAGCCAATCGTCGCTGGGAGAAATTGTCGAGGAGGCAACGGGAGTTTCGCGGGAGAGCCTGCGCCAGAAACTCTATGACGAACTTTATGGGCATCATGGCTTATTCAGTCCCGGCCGGGTATGGCCGGCAGTGGACGCCGTGTTGAGCGTGGGCATCGATTCCGTGCCGCCAGAACCGCCCCAAGGCAGCGGAATTCATCCATCCGCTTCGGAATACGCGAAATGAAAATCAACGATCAACACCTTCTCGAAGGCGCGAACGCTCGGCTGCTTCCAGGCGGGAGCGCGCCGAACGCTCGGCGCCTGCTCGTGATTCATTTTCTTTGCCGCAGCGACAGAGAATTGGCGGCATTTTCCAAACGCATCCTCGCCGCGATCGGCCCGATGGCGCGACTCCGCGCGGAGCTGAAGCTCACATGATTTTCCTCGCGCAAAGTCTCGACAGGTTCACGCCTGGAGTAATCGGCTGGACCGCAATCGGCGTGTTCACCGTGATTGCGATCGCAGCGGTGACTTTTACCGCGCTCAATCAGGGAAAGAAGTGGTTCGGACGGCAGCCGACTTTCGACGAGATCATAAAGACGCTGCTCTCCGTCGAAGACTTCAAGATATACAAAGAAGAGCAGCGGCTTCGGAACGTCGGCCTGGAAGAACAAATCTCCAACGCGCGTCACACTTTCGACGAGCGGGTGAATTCCGATCTGAAGCGAACGCTCGAAACGTTCGAAGTTATTTTCCGTCGTGGCGGCGAGCGCGATCAGATTGTCGCGAAGTTACGCGACACGGTCAGCCGTCTCCAGGAGCGGACCGAAACGCATCTGCGGAAGCTGGATCAATACGACACGAAACTAGACAACCTGCTCCGCGAGGTTTCCGCAGCCGCCGCCCGCGGAGTGAAAAGCGCGCAATAAAAATATGACACCTGAAGACATCGAATTGCTGCAAGAAAAGATGGTGCGGCTTTGCAACGCGGCCGGCCGGATCGGTTTATCGGAGGATCGAATCAAGCGCGCGCTCATCAGGGATGGTTACGGCGTCGACAAAGAGACACTCGATCGGCAACTGCGTTACCTGAAGAGCAAGGGCTGGATCGAAGAAGTCGAGAAGGATCTCCGGCCAGATCTTCGCCGCTGGCAGACGACGGCCGCGGGCGACGAATTTTTGATGAAGGCAGGGCTCATTTGAGATGTTTCCCGGCTCCGAAGATTACGAAGACGGCTGCTCGCCGGTGCGCGAGCTGACGCTGATCGAGCAGATCGAATACTGGAAGGTGCGCGCCCGCCTGGCCGAGGAATGCGGCTACGCCAACCTGGAACGCATCGCGGAAGTCGAAACCGACGACCCGGCCGACTTTTGGAAGCGCGACGACCAATGAAAGGCCTGTTTTCCCAGGTGTCAGCACTGCGGGCGGGGTCCGGATCGCGCGATAGCAGGCATCCTGGAGCGTCGATTTTGCCGAAAATCGCCACAAAGGCCGCAAAACGCTCGATCCTGCCAATAACCCGATCATGGGCGAATCTCAGATCGGCGATGCCTGGCCCGGTTTCCGGTGATTTTCAGGGCGGTTTGAAGCCTGCGCGGTTTCTTGAAGCTATTTTAGAAACCCGATTTTTCCGGACAGATGTAAGCCGTGAGAGCAAGTGGCGCGTCGCTCATAGCGCGTTCTCCGGGTTGTTGCGGTCCAACCTCAGCACGATCCACGGTCGGCCGCGCCTCCGTTTTTCCTGATTATGGCCAAGGACCCCGAGAAGGATAAGAACAAGATCGCGACCGATTTGACTGACGAGCAGCTCGATCAGTTCATCCTTGAGCTGGCCAAGTTGCCGAAAAAGAAAAGGCGCCTGGTCGACATTAAGGACAAGGCAGCGAGTCTCGGCCTCACTGTCTCGCTCATGAGCGCGAAATCGTTTCGCGACGTGACCTTCGCGCGCGCCCTTCATCGCATGCGCACGGCCAAGCAGGTCGCGCTGGAAATCGAAGGCGCCGAAACGGGCGAGGGGGACACGCTCAAGGCGAGCCGAAAAATGCTAAGCCGTCACATTTTCGACGAGCTGCTCGAAGCGGCCGAAAATGAAACGGGCGTCGACGTGGACGCCATGACTCTTTCAGTGAGCCGTTTGACCAGGAGCGATGCGATCACGGGCGCCCTGGAACTGAAGGTTCGCGACTACGAAAAACGCGAGCGCGAACGCGAAGAGAAAAAAGCCGCGCTTTCCAAAACGCTCGACAAAGAACAGAAGCGCGGCGGCATCACGGCCGAGACCCGCAAGCTCATCGATCAGGAACTCGGCGCGATCGCATGACTATTTTTATTCCACGATCCGAGCGCGAAATTCTCGAATGGGAAGAACAGATCCGCGCGAAACGATTCCTTCCCTTCCAGGGCCGCTGGAACGCCGATCGCTCGCGCAAAAAGATTTGCGAGAAATCGCGCCAGCTCGGTTTCTCCTGGTGCGATGCTTACGACACCGTCATGGAAACGGCCGGCGCCGGCTGGCCGTTCGATTGCTGGGTCAGCTCGCGCGATCAGATCCAGGCGCAACTCTACGGCGAGGATTGCAAGATGTGGGCGCGCGCCATGAACATCGCGGCCGGCGATCTCGGCGAATCGATCATCGAAGTGGAAGGCAAAAAGATAAGCGCCCTCCGGCTTCCGCTCGCGAACGAGCGCAACATCTGGAACCTCAGTTCGAACGTCGACGCGCAGGCCGGCAAACGCGGTACGCGCAAGATGGATGAGTTCGCGCTCAATCCGGAGAATCGGAAACTATTCGCGATCGGTTATCCGGGAATCACCTGGGGCGGCCGGCTGGTCATCTTTTCCACGCACCGCGGCAGCCACAATTATTTCAACGAGCTGATTCGCGAGATCCGCGAGAAGGGAAACCCGAAAGGCTTTTCGCTCCATCGGGTCACACTCGAAGACGCGCTTCGCGAAGGCTTGCTCGTGAAGTTGAAACCAGCCTGGCGAAATCTCGATCCCGCGGATCCTCGGCTCCTGATGAACGAGGACGAATACATGCAGATGGTCCGGAACGAGTGCGGCGACGAAGAGACCTGGCAGCAGGAGTATTGCTGCAACCCGGCCGACGATGCCTCCGCGTTCCTGGAATACGAGCAGATCATCAAGTGCCGGTATCGACTCGAGGAAAAATGGCAGACCGATCTCGGCGACGCGAAGGGCGAACTGTTTGTCGGCGTCGACGTTGGCCGGCGCCATGATCTCACGGTCATCTGGGTGCTCGAAAAATTGGGCGACGTGTTCTACACCCGCCGCGTGATCGAGCTGCATCGCCAGCGGTTCGACGCGCAGGAAGCCGAGTTGTATTCCATCCTCGCCCTTCCGCAGGTGCGCCGTTGCTGCATCGACGACACCGGCATCGGCATCCAGTTCGCCGAGCGGGCCAGGCAGGCGCACGGCGAATATAAAGTGGAAGCGGTCACATTCACGCCGCGGGTGAAAGAGGAGCTGGCTTACCCGATGAAGATCGCGTTCGAGGAAATGCGCGTGCGAATTCCCGACGACAAATTCATCACCGCCGATCTGCGCGCCGTGAAAAAAGAAACGACGCTCGCCGGCAATGTGCGTTTCGCGGCCGATCGCGGGACCAATGGCCACGCCGATCGCTTTTGGGCGCTCGCGCTCGCGCTTCATGCCGGCGCCACGCCTTCACTCCCAGGCACCTTCAAACCGTTCGGAGCCGCCACGCAACCCGGCCAGGCGCAATCCCGATCGGAGATCCGCCACTCCCGGAGGTTGGTCGGATGAACGAGAAAAAATCTTACAAGGAGGAAACAGAGACCACGGAGTTGTGGTCTGGGGAAAAATCTCAGCGATCTCTGCGGCCTCCTGTTCAATCCTGTCCAGTTTTATGATTTCCACTTTCCGCCTCGACCAGGTCAACCCGCTCCGCGGCCTCGATGAAGCCGGTCTCATCGCGCTCCAGGAACAAGGCATGCGCGGCTACTACAGCCGGTTGATGTGGACCTATTTCTTTTTCGAGAAGAAGGACCCGATCATCCGCGCCGTGAAACGGCTGCTCCTAGCTTCGCTCGCCGGCCTCGATTGGTCGATCAAGCAAGCCGACACCGGCGAGGACGCCGAAAAGAAAGCGCTCGCGGAAAAACAGGCGGACGCGCTCCGGAAAGAATACGACGCCATCTCGAACCTGCGCGCAGCTCTTACTTTTCTCGCGCTCGCGGATCTGCGCGGCTTCTCGCACTGCAACAAAGTCTATGCCGGCGCCATCAATCGCCGGACCGGCCGGCCGTTCAACGAAGATCTCGATCCCTGGACCGTGACCGAGCTGCGCATCGTCGAGCAATGGTTCTGGGCGAAGAACGGTTTCTACGGTCCCTGGCTCTATAACAAGGAAGCGCGCGAAACCAACACCGGCCCCGCGATCGATGTGAAGAATTACGTCATCCACCAGGTCGACGATCCCGCCGATGAAATCTTTGCCCAGATGGGCGTGAAGCGCCGCGTCAACGACGCCGATTGGGACGGCTTCCTCGAAGACTACGGCGTCCCTCCCCAATTTTTCGCGATGCCTCCCAACGTCCCGCGCGACAAGGAGGCGGAATACCAGCGCCTGGCCGAGCTGGCGCTTTCCCGATCCCGCGGCGCGGTCCCGTATCAAACCGAGCTGCTCACACCCAGCGCCACCGGCAGCGGCGGCGTCGGCATTTTCAAGGAGCGTTTGGAATATATCGACGAGCAGATCGTCATTGCCGGCACGTCGGGCCAGCTCACCATCCTAGCCGAGTCCGGCTCGGGCACGCTCGCGGGCGGCGCGCAAAAGGAAGTGTTCGACGGGATCGCGCAAGCGATCGCGAACCAGCTCGCGACCGTTTTCCACAAGCAATTCGACGAGCCGGTTCTCGAGCGGCTCTTTCCGGATCAGCCGGTCCTCGCTTACTTCGAGTTCGCGAAAGTCGACAAGGAAGAAACCAAGGAAGTCCTGGGCGACGCCAAGACTGCGGCCGAGGCCGGTTATATGATGGACGAAGAGGAGCTGAGCGAACGCGCCGGCATGAAGCTGACCTTTGTCGGCAAACCGGGCGCTAACGGAACGGCCGCGCCGTCAGTTGATGGAGAACCTGTGAAGCCTCCGGTCGAGAATAGCGATCAACAGCCGGCTGCCAGTCCGCAGCTCGCATCCGTTGCCGATTCGCTGCACCTGACGACGCAATTCGTCGCGCCGGCCAGGACCGTGATTGATGAGCTGCTCGCGCTCGCGCAAAGCGGCGACGTGACGGACGCGCAGTTGCTCGCCAGCGCCGAGGAAGTGTTGAAGCGAATCCCGGAACTGGCGGAATCGACCGATGTCAGTGAAATCGCGGAAGCGTTGGAGAAGGCGATGGCGTTGGCCGCCGAAAAGACGCTGGCCGGCAAAGTCTAAGGGCCATGCCCGCCGCGCCTAATCCGCTCGCGGTTGCCGCGATCGCGGCGAAAACGCCGGTCGGGTCCCCGCTCAATACCGAAGGCTGGAGTCGCGTCCCGATCGCGTTGCGCGAGAGCGCGCAATTCTCGGCTCGGATCGAGAGCATGCGGTTCCTCCAGCGAGTTCAGGACCGGATCGCGACCGCGATCAATATGGTCCGGCGCGAGGGCATGGGAAAAGACGGCGGCCCCGGAGCTTTCCAAACTCGCGAGAAATTCATTGCCGAGCTGCAAAAGATAGCGCGCGACGAAGGGCTCGATCCGCGCAACCTGGCTGAGACCGCGCACCTCTCCGGCACAATCCAGGACCCGACCAGCTTCGAGCGGATCAAGCTGATCTTTGATGTGCAGACGGAAAAGATTCAGGAGTTCGCGAAATGGAAGATGGACCAGGACCCCGATGTCCTCGGCGCTTATCCCGCGCAGGAATTCATTCGCGTCTCGTCGCGCAAAAACGAGAGGAAAGATTGGAAGGAACGCTGGCGCAAGGCCGGTGGAAAACTCTACGGCGGCCGGATGATCGCGCTCAAGACCGACCCGGTTTGGAAAAAGCTTTCGCGCTTCGGAGTGCCATGGCCGCCTTTCGATTTTGGCTCGGGGATGGGACTGCGCGACATCTCCCGCCGCGAAGCGATCTCGCTCGGCGTGCTCAAGAAGGGCGAAGAGGTGAAGCCGATCGAGGCGGACTTTACCGACAAGATGCAGGCGAGCGTGAAGGACCTCGGTCCAAAGATGCAGTCCGCTCTCACGCGAAGTTTCGGCGGCCAGGTCTCGATCGTTGGCGGCGTCGCGAAGTGGAAGGCGGCCGCCTGATGGACGTCCAGATCGATGTCTCCGAAGGCGCGGCCGGCCCGCATCTGCGCGCGCTCATCGAGCACGTCACGAATCGCCGGCCGCTCAACGCGGCGCTGGGGAAACGCGGTGAGGTGGAATTGCGCGAACACTTCCTGGAGCGCAACCAGGAGCCGAACAAACGCGGCTGGCCCAAACAGGATTTTTGGAACCGCATCCGCAAATCGACCGCGCTTTCCACGGTCGACGCGAGCGGCGCCACCGTCACGATCTCCGATCCCGCGATCAACCAGAAAGTCTTCGGCGGCGATATCACTCCCAAGGAAGGAAAGTATCTGGCGATCGCCGCGATCGCGGAAGCTTACGGGCGCAGCCCGCGGTCCTTCAGCAACCTGGAGCCGGTCATTCGCTGGCGCGATGGCCAGCGCCGCGCGGTCGCATTAGCTGAGCGCCGGGCCTCGCTTCTGCGCAGTCGAAAGGACGGGACCGGCACGGAAAAAAAGCGAGAGGAAGTCGGCGGCAAAATCTTTTATTGGCTCGTCGAAAAAATCCGCCAGAAGAAAGACCCGCGCGCGCTGCCGAAGCCCGAGATATTCGAGAGGGCGTTGTTCGAAGAAGCTGACATATTCGTCCAGGACATTCTTCGTTAGGCCGGGCTTTTCCCTTTCCCGTTGCCGGTCTCGGCGAACTTTCCCCGCGATAGAACCGTTAGAGCCTCCAGAGCGTTAGCCGGTCCCGCGACGGCGGGATTAGCTTCGCGGCATCTTGAAACCCGCTCTTCGATTCACCCGCCGCGGCCCAATGGTCTTCATGGCCGCCGACAAACCGGGCGGTGGCGATAGTGAACTTCAGAAAGAAGAGCCGGCCGCGTCGACCGCCGTCGATCACAAAGCGAAGTTGCTCGCGCTGCTAGGCCTCGATGAAACGGCCGACGAAGCCGCGATCGACGCGAAGATCGCCGAAGTCTCGACCACGCTAGGCGGCGTGGGAGAGCTGCAAACGAAAGCTTCGAGCGCAGAGGAGTTGCAGCGTCAGCTCGACGACATCAGCGGCAAATACGCGGAGCTGAACAAACAGCAGGAAGCGCTCTGGAAACAGAAGCAGGAAGCGGAGGCCGACGAGATTCTGAAAGTTTACGAAGGTCACTTCGTCGACGACCAATCGAAGGCCGCGATCCGGAACATCCTGCTCAACGACAAGGATGCCGGCATTGCCATTCTCAACGGCCTGAAAAAGCCCGACGCAGCCGCCCCTGAAGTCGACAAGGAAAAGAAAGCCGACGTGCCTCCCGGTCCCGATCACGACCCAAACGCGGCCGAACCGACCGCGGCGGAAAAAGCGGCCGAATCCGAAAAGCTGATCGCCGCGATCCAGGCGCAAGGAAAATTCCCGGAGTATACCGAGGCGCGCGAAGAAGCCCGTCGCCAAAAACCCGAACTGTTTTCGTGACCCCCATTACTCCACTGCTCCAACACTCCATCGCTTAATCCTATGTCCACACTCTTTGCTCGCACCCACGCCATTGTCCCGATCATTGCCGCCGCCTCATTGCTCGGCAAGGAGGGTTACTTCTACAAGCTCAACGGCTCCAACCAGGCCATCCTGTGCGCCGCCGTCACGGATGTGCCACATGGTTTGATCGCGGCCGTCTCGAAGGATGGGCTCGAAATTTCAGCGGCGCCGCTCGGGGGCAATCACGGAACGATGAAAGTGAAGCTCGGCGCGGATGTCACGGATCTCCGGCTCGATCTTACTCTGCGCGCAGACGCGACCGCTGAATCGAACGATAACGCTGGCAATCGCGTCGTCGTCGCGCGCCCACTCGAAGTCGGCGTTGCCGATGAAGAGATCGAAGCGGTCCTCCTCTACCCGAGACTGGTCGGCAACGCCGTTACGATCGGAAATGCGAACGGCGCCATTGGCGCCCTGAACTCGACCGCGGTCAATCCCACCAAGGCGGACTTCGATGCGTTGCTCGCCGCGACCGAAGTTCTGGCAGACGACGTGCGCGCCATTTACGCCGCGCTCCAGGCGAACGGCACTCTCGGATAACGGACTCACCGCCGCGAACAAATCGCGGACGCTTTGGAACGCCCCGCCACTTGCAAAGAGTGCGCGGGGCTTCCCGGTGAAAAGGAAAACAGAAAACTCACCAGGAAAATTTTATGGCCAAAGGCATCTCTTACGACGTTCAGCTGACAAATTTCGCTCACGGCATCGCGCCCGATTACACCAGCACTCTCGCCGAGTTGATGGCGCCACAGTGCGTCTCGCCGGCCGCGGCTGGCCAATACGTTGAGTTCGACGACGACGACGCTTTCCGCTACGTCGATACCCGGCGCGCCATGGGCGGCAAAGGCGCGCGCCTCACGATCGATTCCCACGAGCCGAGTTTCAGTTGCGAGCCGCACTCGATCGAAATTCCCACCGACTCATTCGAGAAGGACAAGGTCGGCGAAGCGGGGCTCACGATGCTGCGCGAAGCGAAGACGCGCACGCTCGTTTCCCGCAATGCGCTCTCGCGCGAGAAGCGCGTCTTCAACGCCTACGAAGCCGGCACTACCGCGGAAGCCGGCCTGGGCGATTGGACCGATCCGGATATCGATCCGATCGATCAACTCGACGGCATCATTTCCGACCTGGCTACCGAGACCGGCATCGCCAGGATCGAGCTGGTCTTCGGCCTGCCCGCGCTGCGGCAGATCCGCAAGCATCCGAAAGTGCGCGCGCTTTTCCCCGGCGCGCAAGCGATCAATATCAACGCCGCCGCGATCCAGAGCCTGCTCATCATGCCGGTGAACATGAACGTCGGCATCCTCCCGATCGTCATGGAGAAAGTCGGGAAAACCGGCAACAAAACGAACATCGTCGGCGCCCGAGTCTATGCGCTGATCACGCAGAAGAATCCAAGTCCGTTCGATCCGAGCGCGGCCAAAACTTTCACCACTCGGCTCGGCCAGGTCGATGGCGTCGGCATGTATGAAGAGCCGCCCTTCGCCGAAATCAATTTCATGGCCTGGTCCGAAGACATCAAAATGACCGGCGCGAAGTGCGTGAAGCGCATCGACGTGACCACCGGCGCCATCGCCTGATCGATAACCCACTCTCCGTTGCATGGAGAAAGTCCAGCCGCCTCGGTTCCGCTTCCGCCGACACGGGAGCACGAACCGGGGCGGTTCCCTTTTAGACCCGAATGCCGAACTGGATTCCCATAACGATCAATGACCTTCAGGATTCGAAGGTCGCTGCGCTCGTCGTCGCCCTCCAGTCGGCCGCTCTCGGCGCGGGCCAGACCGATCCCACCCCGCGGCTGACCCAGGCCGTCGTCGATCGCATCCGGCGCAAGATCGCCAGTTGCTCGGTTAATCAGCTCGACGCCGATACCACTGCCATTCCGGCCGGCCTCAAGACCATGGCCGTCGATCTTATCCTCGCGGAGATGAAAGGCCGCCTGGAAGAACCGTTGACCGACGACGAACAGCGGAAGATTGATCTGCACAATTCCGACCTGAACCGCATCGCGGAATGCCGCGACACGGTCGAGCAACCCGATAGCGCGATCGACGCGCCAGTCCAGGATTCCTCCGGCAATCCCTCCATCACTTGCGGCCGCCGCGAAAAACTCAACCGGAGAGTTCTATGAGCGTGGGCAACGAGAAATTCGTTACCGACATGCGGGACGCGCTCAAGGCCATGATGGAAGCGGAGCCTTACTTTTCCAATACGCCCATCGTCACGGAGCGCCTGCAAAATGTCGACGCGAAGATCGATCAAATCGTCGCGAAGGCGGGCGGGATCGCGATCGTCCTGGTCACTCCCGAGATTGGCGGCGCCATGCCGAACGTGAAAGGCGCGAACTTCGATAAGATCCTTTTCGCCGCGCGCGTTTACGAGAACGTCAAGACCAACCCGACCGGCAAGGAAGCCCAGCACGTCGCGATCTACATCGCGGCTTTCTGGTCGCAACTGAAACCCGACGCTCTCTCCGCGCCGCTCAAACTCGTGGGCGACGGCGTCACGCTCGGGAATGATCCGCGCTACCTCACCTATGACGTCGAGGCCACCACGGAAGGCGGGGTCGCGATCGACATCCCGCGCCTGGCTGATCTGGAGATTCAGACGTATACGCAACCTTTCGGCGTGGTGCCCGTGGAAACTTTTAACGACGGCACGCGCGATTATACCTGGCGGCCGGCGAACGGCCGCCTCATTCTGGCCGGCGCCGAGCCGGACGCCGATGATCTATGGCTTCTCGATCCTGTCCCGCCAAGCGAAGGCGTAAACGCGAGCGCGATGTTTCAAGAGGTCGTGGCGGGCAACGTCGCCGGGCATTGGCTCTTCACTCGAATCGACGGGGTTTGGACGCTCGTCGAGAATAACCCGGAAGGCAGCGCTTCGCCGCCGCCCGTCATTCCGGACGGGTTCGAATTCTTTACTGAGACGGCGGTTTCGATCGCACTCGCGCACGCCACGCCCGGCGCCGTGATCTACTGCACGGTCGACGGCTCGCCGGCGTTTCCCCGCAACCCGGCCGCCTCGCTTTACCTCGCCACTTTCAACGCAGCTCCAGGGACCACGCTTCGCGCTCGCGCGTGGCTCCCCGGCTTTATCCCGAGCGCCGAAACAAAGGTAACCTTATGATCGATCGTTTAGTCATCAGCCGCGGCCCCGCCATGGTCACTCATCGCGGCGGAGTTTTTTTCAGCAAGGAAGACATCGTCGTCGACCTGAACCATGAAACAAAGGGAATGCCCAGCTCCGCTTTCGGCGAGCTGACGCAAGTCCGCCAGGGAGTCAAAGCGACCACGAAGTTTCGCCCGGTCGGCGAGTTCGAACATCTGGGCGTCTTGTTCCCTTACGCTTCGACTCCGATCGGAGCCTCGATCTTCGGCGACGCGGATTATCCACTCCTGATTCAGCCGCTCGACGATGCCCAAGCGCAAACGACCTTTAAGGCGGCCGCGCTCTCGAAGATGCCGGATCTATCTTTTACCGCGACCGACACGCTGCTCGGCGATTGCGAATTTCAAATGATCGGCGCGAACAATACCGCCCCGGAATCAGCGGAGCGTCTCTTCGCCCAGGCAGCGAACGCGATCGATCTCGAGGCGCTGCCCTACGATCCGACGCAGCTGATCGTCCAGGCTTACGCTGCGCGCTGGCTCAGCGCCGGGACATGGCTGCCGAGCTATGACGGAAACGCGGCGACCGGAGGCGGGCTCGCGTCGCTTGCCGATGCAGCGACCGTCCAGACGAAGCTGCGCACGATCGCATTCATCGACGATGTCACTGTCACCGGGAATTATTACGACGGTTTCGTTGTGACCGATCCGGACAACGATATCGACGCAACCGACTTCGCGGCGGCCTTCACGGATTTTCCAGGCGGAACGGCCCTGAAGGCAACCCAGGTCAGCGCGCGCGTGGTCAAGTTGGAGCTGACGCCCTGGTCGAACTTCGAGACGCGCGAAGGAATCAAGGTCGCTTTCGGTCTGACGCTCACGGAAGACACCGGCGATGCCGCCGGGCACTACGATACCGCTTTCGGCGGCCTGACTGTCACGGCCACCGGACTTCCGCAAGGAATCACCGAAGCGCAGATGCTCGCGGCCGCCGTTGTCCAGGGAACGAACTCCGGCCGCGGCCGCCGCTTGAGCACTGGCGCGCACGATCTCGACATTGTCGGCGACGGAGTCTTCTTCCGGTTGTATGCCGCCAATCTACGGAAGGCGGGACAAATCTTCGGCGCGACGAAGCAGCGCATCCCCGATCTCGAATGGGTCACGAGCCGCTCGATCGGGGCAGGCGGCGTGCTGAATCCTCTCTTCTACATCGGGACCGCCGCGCCGTAATCAGCGACCGGACGCGCCGTGAATGAAAATCCACTTCGGCGGAATCCAGCTCACAGACTGGAGCGATTATCCGGCGAGGAATGTTTCCGTCAACGGAGAGACGGTCGTCGAGGCCGTGGACATCGTCCGCGCCGCCGCGAAGCAGTTTTATCATCTCGGCAACACCCAGGTCTCTCTCTCGTTCGAAGTGGAACGGAAATTTGCGACGCACGTCGAAGCGCAAATTTATCTCCTGACGCATTACTCACTCCTGCCGAAGAGCGCGCTCTGTCAGATCGAGTGCGGCGTTCAGGGCGAGACTTCGGAAGATGTGTTCATGCCGAACGCGATTCTTTCGTCGAGTCCGCTCGGCATCTTCGGCGGCGTGTCGGTGGTCGTCGCCTACACCATCCAGGCCGGCGAGGCGACGACGGACGTTCCGCCCGACTTCCTGATTGGCGGTGAAGCCATGATCCTACGCGGCAAAGAAGCGCTGGCCAGCGGCATCGAATCGAAGGCCGTCGTCTTTAGCCAGAGCTTCCCGCCTGGAACGACCGTCGTTGTTCACGCCGGCATCGCCAAGCCCGACGGCAGCGGCTCGAACCTTTTCGCCACGATTCGCGACGATCTCACCGACGTGAACGGTTTCACCGTCGAGCTCAGTAACGTCACCCCCGACGCCAATCATAAACTCCCCTGGATCGCCATCGGCATTGCACCATGAAAAAATTACTCCATCACTCCATCACTCCATTACTCCTCTGCCTTTCCACTCTTTCCGGTTTCGCTGACACTCCCATAAAGCATCTCACCGTCGACGGCGCCTCGCAGATCCGGAGCGGCACCTTCGCCGTGAAGACCGGAGTCACCTTCACCGGCGAAGCCGGATCGACTTTCAATTTCGCCGCGTCGAATCTGATCTTCGACGACGCCCAGATTCCGTGGGCGAAAGTGAGCAAGACTTCCTCGAGCCTCGCGGATCTCGTTACACGCAGCGCGACGGACCTGACGAGCGGCACAGTGCCCGACGCGCGTTTCCCTGCGACGCTGCCGGCTGCGTCCGGCGTGAATCTGACGGCGCTCAACGCGACCAACCTCGCCAGCGGCACAGTTCCCGACGCGCGTTTCCCTGCGACGCTGCCGGCTGCGTCCGGCGTGAATCTGACGGCGCTCAACGCGACCAACCTTGCCAGCGGCACAGTTCCCGACGCGCGTTTCCCTGCGACGCTGCCGGCTGCCTCCGGCGTGAATCTGACCGCGCTCAACGCGACCAACCTTGCCAGCGGCACGTTACCCGACGCGCGTTTCCCTGCGACGCTGCCGGCTGCGTCCGGCGTGAATCTGACGGCGCTCAACGCGACCAACCTTGCCAGCGGCACGGTCCCCGCCGCGCGCCTGCCCGCTACTTTCGTCAACGTAAAGGCGCAATCTTCTTCGGCCGCGAACGCCTCGCTCGTTTTGAACGGGACCGCGCTGGATTCTTCCGTTGATAACACCAACGGGATAATGCTCGCGCTGTCTCACAACGGGACCGGGAATCGTCAGATCATCTTCGGCGACTCAGCGGGTCTCGGCGATTCCTCTAAAACTTCGTTCCGTTTCATCGTCGGCATCACCAACGTCGCGAACATCGACGGCATCAATAACGACGGATCTGTCGCCAAGCATATCAACCTGGCTGGACCGTCGACGAATATCGGAATCGGCTTCGATCCCGGCTCCGTTACGCAAACCGATATCACGAACAAGTTGCACGTCGTAGGACAGACTCGATCGACCACCGGCTTTAAAATTGGCAGTTGCACCTGGACCGAAGGCTCCGGCTCGCCGGAAGGCGTCGTTACCGCCAACGTCGGCTCGTTCCATTCCAGGACGGACGGCGGCGCTGGAACGAGCTGGTATGTGAAGCAAAGCGGCACGGGCAATACCGGATGGGTCGGGAAGTGATGCGCAGCAGATGGGCGAGCCTTATAACGTTCACATCCGAACGACCGGCGATCCGAGCGGCGCGGAGCTGACTCAGGACGCGCTGGAGAAAACCGCGCAGGCCGGGGAAAAGATTGTCGACGCCGTCACCAAAGGCGATCGCGCGACCGCTGCGTTCGTCGGCAAGCTGAAGCAGCTCACGCCTGAGCAGATCGATCGGGTCGAAAAGGAATTCCGCCAGCTCATCAGGGCCGAAGAGGAAGCCGGCCGGGACGCGGCCGCGCTCCGCGCGCAGCTCCAGGCCCTCGATAACGTCAAGCTCGACAAAGTATCGAAACAGACCAGCGGCATCTTTGGCGGCGTCACAGGCGGCGTCCTGGCTGCGAATGCCATCAGCTCCGCGACGAACGCTCTACGAAATTACGGTAGAACTTCGGTCGAGCTTGCGGATCAGATCGAAGATCTCGCTAGCCGTGCCGGAGTGTTACCGGAAGAGCTTCAGATAATCGGGAATGTGGCAGCACGTAACAACGGCTCGCTCCAGGGGACGGCGGACGCGCTCTCGAAAGTCCAGATCAGCGCGCAAGGCGCCATCGACAAGGCTGGCCCTCTCCGCGAACACTTCGATGGGCTCGGCATCAGCGTCGACGATCTCAAAAATCTGTCGCCGGACCAGCTCTTCTATAAAATCGCCGAGGCCGTTTCGACGAGCAACGATCGCGGCCGGACTTACGCCGACGTGGTCGCGGTTATGGGCAAGAGTTCCAAGGATCTCTTTACCACGATGGAGCTTGGTCCGGAGAGAATCCGGGCGCTCGGCGCAGCGATGGGCGTCTTCAATAAGGAAACGACGACGGCACTCGCCGAGGCGAACGACACCCTGGAGAAATTCCAGAACAAGCTCACTGTTGCCGCGGGGAAATTCATTCAGGTCGTCGGGACCGGCTATCAGGAATACTACCGGCAGTTGACGATGACGGAGCCGGAGATTCAAAAGCTCGTCCAGGCGGAAACTGACGCCGCGGCCGCGGCAGACGAGGCGAAGAAGAAGTCCAGCACGTTCGCTTCCGCGCTCGACGACGTGAGCGATTCGGCCAGCGGAGCGGCCATCGATCTGCAAAATCTGGAAACGATCGAGCGCCAGTTCTTAAATCGCGCGCTCGCCAAATTGCCGTTGGCCGAACAACTGAAAGCTTTGCGTGAGGAAATTGATCGCGTCCGCACCGAAGCCGGCCGCTCACTGCCCGGCCTGAAGTTCGCCGATTCCAACGCGCTCTTTGAACTCTCAAAAACGGCCGGACTCAGCAAGGAAACGCGAAAGCAAATCATCGGGCTCGCGGTCGAATACGCCACGCTCGAAGACAAGCTGAAGCAGACCGCCGCCGCCGATCAGCAGCTTCAGCCGGACCGGATCAAGCGGATCGCGGAAATCAAGACGGAGCTGGAAAAACCGAATGTCCCGCTGACCGCCCGGCAAAAACTTCTGGCGGAAGAATTGCGGCTGCTCGGCGAAATAAAGCTCGCGGCGGAAGCACGCGCGAAAGCGGACGCGCCAGTGGCGGCTGCGCCAAAGCCCGCTCCGAAACCGATCAGCGATCCCGCCGATCTGCGCCGGCAAAGCGATACCCTGGAACGCAAGAGCCAGACTGAACCGCTCTCGCGCGAGCTGGATGCTCTGGCGGCCAGGCTGGAAAACCGGACGCGCGAAGCGCTTCGCCCTATCCCTCTCTCGATCGATCAGATTGTCGAGACCGCGCTCAGAGGCTTTACCGTGGTCGACGAGAGTCTCCAAACCATCCCACTCGCCCTGGCCGACGCGGCTGATCCCATCAAGGAAAACGTGGCGGCGGCGACGACCCAAATGGAAACGGAGATCACCAATCTCGGCGCGGCTCTCGCCGGGTTCAATGGGGTGACCATCAGCGGGTTTTCAACCCTGGCTCAGCTCCAAAATGCGGCCAAGGCTGACCTTCAGCGGCAAATAGACAAACTCGCGATCCGAATCTCCGCGAACGAGCGGGTAACTCCCTGACGCAATGCCGCTCTCCTGGAAACTCGCCCGGTCCAACGCCGACGATACCCGCTCGCTTCAGGACTGGCGCGTCGGCTCCGCTTCCCTGCGCCGGATCAATTCCGGGCTCGATACTCTCACGCTCGGCTTTCCCGGCGTGGATCTGCTCGGCAATCTGCCCTTCGATCCCGATGAAGTTTTGCGGCTCGAACGCGACCTCGGTGTCGACTTGATCGAGCTGGTCCATGATTCGGACGGCGACGATAACGGCGCCTTTTATTTTCTCGGCACGGATGCCGGCGCCGTCGCATGGGAGAACCCGATTACCGCGGCCAGGCTCGCCGGATTTTTTACCAATCACGGCGGCGGCGCGGAAGCGGACGCATTTGTCGATCGCGCGACGGGATCCACGCCCTGGACGAGCAACACGGCCGGGACTTACGTCATGTTCGATCTCGGCGCGGGCATCTCCCTCTCCGTCTCGAAATACTCCATCCAAAACATGGCATGGGAGGGCGGCTCGCACGCGCTCCGCAATTTCAAGCTCCAGGGGAGCAATGACGTGGCCACCAATGACGATGACGGCGCGTCCGCCGCGACGTGGGACGATATCGATCTCCGCGTTGCCGATACGACCATGGCCGCGACTTCTCTCTCGTGGGGAACATATACGCCGAATCAGGGCAACGCGGCTTCCTATCGCTGGCTCCGCGTCCTCCAAACCGGATTGAACGCGGCCGGAGACAATTATTTCAACCTGACGGAGTTTGAATTCTACGGCGCCCTCGCAGGCGCGGGCGCGCCGCTCGTCGACATTCCGGCGACTTTCTTTTGCGGCCTCGTCGTCGGCGAACGCCGCGGCGCTTATGGCAAGGCCGAAGGCACAACTCTCATCCTGGCCGGTCCCTGGCATTACCTCGAAAAGCTCGTCTACCAGCGGCCGGCCGGCTTCGTTCTCGTGCCGACGGCCAATCCCGATCCGGCCGATCCGGACGGGCTCCAGATCACCGATTTCGAGCAGGTCACGCGTTACTCGTCCGTGGTCACGACCGGCGTGGACGCCGAGGGCAACCGCATCGACACCCGAGACCAGGTTATCGAGATCCTCGAATACGCCATCGAGAAGGGTGCGCCCATTGCCATTGGCACGATCGATTCATCGATCGCCGGTCCGCGCCAGACTTATCGCGATACGACCTGCGCCGATCTCATCATCCGGCTTTTCGCGTTCAATCCGGGCAGCTCCATCTTTTGGGATTACTCGGTCGACCCGCCCGAAATTAATATTCGCTCGCGCCCCAACCGCGAGCTCCTCACCCTGGACATCGCCGACGCGATGGTTCGCGAGATCGAATTGAATCCGCGCCGAGATCTTGTCCTGACGGGAGTCACCGTCAATTATCTCCGCGTCCATCGCCGGACCGGGTTTCAATTCCTTACCCTCGAAAAAGACGAGGCCGGCCCTGATCCGAATGGCATCGGAGCGCTCGTCATCACGCTCGGCGTCAATGGCACCTACGTTATCGAAGGCGACGACGGGGTCGTCGACGAAGAAGCTGAGCCGATCGGGATCGCTGGCGCCATCTATAATGAATACGCCGTCGCGCCCTTTGAAGGCCGGATCAGTCTGCTCGCCGACGAAACGGACCCCGTCCTTTGGCTCAGCCGCACGCTCGCCGTCGCGAATGGCGTGCCGGCGTGGGCGGCGGCCAGCATGAACGTCGAGGAGAGCGTCGAGAATCTCTTTCCGCTGGAGAACGCCGAGGGCACTTTCTTCCGGACCGAGCTGACCATCTCGCCGCCTCGGCAGCTCGGTCCGGTCGGCATCCGCCAGAGCGGCAGTATGAGCGCGCCGGCCGCCAACGATAATATTCCGACCAATCCTCCGATCCCGCCCTCCTTCCCGCCCACCGAGCCGCCCGCGCCGCCAGAGCCGCCGCACACCGATTACAATCCATTCCTTTACGTTGTCTCGAACATCCGTCACTCCGGCGAATCAAATACCGACACCGGCGAGCTGCCGTTTCCTCCTGGCTATCCGGGCACGCCGCTTTCACCGGTTTTTGTTCAGCTCGGTGGCGATCCACCCGACACAACGCAGGTGTCCGATATCGCGGCGATCGGAGCGTCGATCAGTAAGACCGCTCGCCGGACCGCCAACGGCGGCGCGACCGCCTACTCGGAAACGACGCACGCCGAGGGCGAGTTTACCGTGACGCAGTTCGATCTCAGGACCGGCTTGGGCGGCCTGCTCGGCATCCACGTCGTCGCCGTCAAGCTCATCGGCACGCAGTTGAAGAGCAAACCGGACGGAACGAACGAGTCGACGGAGATCCGCGTCGATCTCCCGGTCGGCGGGCTCTACACTTATACTTCGGTGGCCACCATCGGAGCCACGCGCGAGACCGCTGACGGCGTTTCCTTCCAGGTCGCATCCGCTTCCGGCTCAGTTTCGTTCACCAACTTCCGGGCCTACACACGATGAAGCTTCATCCCTTCCGTGACATCACAGACGAGATAAGTTCAGACCGCGCCCAAATGAAGCTCCTGAAGTGGTTCGTAGTCCTGATCGTCGTCGCGCTTGGCTATTGGTTCGCGGTCGTTCCGTTCGTCGCCGAGTTCGCCCCCGAGCCGATCTTCGTCCGCTTCGTCTTAGGGGACTTCGTTTTCGACCCTCCCATCGCGGTTTCAATCGTCTGCCCGCTCGCGTTCCTCGGGTGGTCCGCCTGGTGGTTCAGCGGCAACGACACGTTCAGGCCCGATTCCGGGGCCAGGAAAGGCCCCTGAACGTGTCGTTTTAAGAAACTTCGTGGCGCTTTTGGAAACCGATTCTCCGACCTTCGGCCCCGAAATTTTCCGTCCGGCGCGCGCGCTACAATGGGGAATATCGACCTTCGCTTCGCTCAGACCTACGAAGACAGCTAACGCCCCATTCCACCCTCAAAATTCTACGACCTTTGTCATAAATTCTCCAACCTCCTATCCCTGCTCACCGATCGATTTCCAAAGAACCAAAGACGGGGCCACGCAGCGGAGTGGTTGAACATTTTCCCGTTTGCGCTAGCGCGAGGATTTTGTTGCGAGGTCCCTCGCCGTCTGCGCGGCTCGGGAT